AGAAGTAATAAGTGAAGGTTATCAAGATTCAGAACAACGACTTAGAAATAACTTTGTTGATCCTAAAGCACCTATTGCTATGACACCTTTAGAGTTACCAGAAGTTACCTCTGCTACTCTTGGCGCTCAAAATCAAGCACCTATGAGCAGAAGTTTGTTAGGTGGAAATCCAGCTAACGAAGAGATATTTGACAGACGTAATCAAATAGATCAAAACCTTCAAGGACTAGCTTAGTCCTCAAAGAACTCTGGGTCGATTGCGACAATACGTTTAGTTGGTCTACCTGTTGTTTTTAACTTAACATCTTTCTCTTGGATTTCTCCAGAGTTCTTAAGTCTCTCTATGATCTCTTTAACCTCGTATGACTTCATACTTCTAAATATTTCACGTCTATCTATATCACGCTTACTAATACCTATATCACCTTGAGACCTAATAAAGCTTAGTACCTGTTTGATCTTGCCTTCTGTCTCAGAACCAGCAACCTTATCTTCACAGTTATCTACAAGTAATTGGTCGTAGTAATACACATAATCAATAGCCCACTTAGTTATATCGCCTCTAATAATAGTAGTCTTAGGGTCGTCAGCTAAAGCACAGATCAAGGCCAGTCTCATAGACTTCTCTCTAGTTCTAGACAGTAGCACCTCTAAGCCATCCTTCTCTAATATGTCTTGTTCTTCTATTAGTTTGTAAGCAAGTGTAGTTAGTAACTCTTTACTTTCATTATCAAAAGTAAGTACGCGCTGTTTAAAGTCCATCTCTGAATTGTTCTTAGCAAGCTCTTCCATTTCATTGTTAGTCTCTCTCATCTTTCTAACCCACTCACATACATTATGAGGTGGCTCAATAAACGGAACCATCTTACCAACAACTCTTGGGAGCTTAGACTCAACAACTAAAAACCTATTTAAAAAGCCGTCTACAATTCTTCCTGTAGATAAAGCGCCGTAAAAGTTCTTTGGCACACTCATACCCATTAGTGTTATTGATGGCTTAATGGTTGATCTATCCATAGCTTCTTGCTGTTGTTTGCTAGACATATTCATAAGCGAATAGTTATCTGGTCTGATAGTGCCATGACAACGACCCCATGCTTCCATGAGAACCTGCAGGGCGTCTTCTTTATTAGAGTTAGATGACTTAGCTATACTCTCTAATCTTTTACCAAACTCATCCATTACAGTGATATGAGTTGGTTTATGACGTAGCAAACTATAGACAGCACCACTTGATGTATAACCATCTCCAGCTAGAAGATCGACATGGCCAGAAGCATCTAAGATAGATTCAATGACAGTCTTGGTATTCTCTTTACCCTGTCCAGATTTAGCGATACACATAAAATATAAAGATGAAAAGTTATTCATATCTGATTTATACATACGACCTGCAACAACAGAACCTAGTCCTAAAGCTGATTGCAAGCTAAGTGCTGGCTGAGGTATCTGAGCTATCTTCTCTGAGTATTCGTAGATATCTTTAAGAATACCTGGAGGAGAATATAGATTAGCTGGTTGCTTTATAACTCTATTCTTAGAAGTATAGGCTGGGGCAGCTTGGTTCTTACGCTCATGCGTCTTCATAATAGAGTTAACTGTTGTAGCTATCTCTGAGTCAGATAAAGGTGGTTTGTTACTTCTATTCCAAGACTGTAAAAAGAACTGCGCAAAGTCTACGTTTAATCCTTTAGCAATCAAATAGCCTGCTAACCTAGCTGCGGTGTCGTTACGACTTCCCTCTGCTGCTGCTTCAAGAGATAGAGGTGTTGATATAGGTTGGCCATTTATCTTGTCTGCGCCTGTTACCTTAATCCAATCTGCACGGGTAAAATCTGGTAGATCACCTGTATCGTGTAGCTTCCAATCTGGTATTGTCTGAGGTTCATAAATGACGCCAGTAGCATGAATATTGTAGGGTGCAATAATCAAACCACCGACGCCCCTTATATCAATAAGCTTGTCTGGGTCATAATCTGCGACCCTTCGAGCGACATAAGTTGTAAAATTTTCTGGATTGTTATAGTAATAGTGCATACCTTTACCAGTAGCTACCTTTAGAGGGGTAACAGGTAAATTATTAGCAGCCCATATAACTGCCTCTGGGGTATCTGCATCTATAACAAGGAACTTACCAGTTACCAAGGCTACGACTAAATCGTCACGACCTTTAAACCATCTTGTTATTTCTTCTGTTGTTGGTTGTTCGTTCTTAAATCTCTGCCAACTACCAAGTTCTCTAGGCGGAACTTTGTTGTGACGAAGGAGTGGAACTACACTAAAGCCTGATTCTGCATAGGCAAGCGCTAAATCCAACGCAGAGTCTTCTGCTGTTGCTTTGACGTTGAACACTTCTGTTATTCTTCAAATGTAGTTTCAAGTGATCCATAGATAGATTCAAAGTCTAGCTTGCCATCTGCTGCTTTGATAATCTTCTTAGCCTGTTTTATAGAAGGTTGACGCCTTCCATATCTCCAAGATGATGCTGTTGATTCTGAGCATTCAAATAATTTTGCTGCTCCCGCGTTGCCTATATAGGCTATATAATCTTTTAAACTTATACGTTTCACTTCTCTCTCCTTGTATTCTGGTTCTAGTTTGTTATTGTACAAAGGTTCTAATTCTTTATTGCACAACTCCTTGAGCCTGTATAGATAATTTACTTTCCATTGATTCTTATTGACTTCACTCATTGTTCTTTTTGTAATAAATTTATTTTGAACTAAAAGTATACAGACGAAAATTTGTTCTGTATACTAATATTTTATCTTTAGGAGAAAGTAAAATGAGCGATATTATAAGTCGTATAAAAAGTCCCAGTGATTTAGTCGAATTGCAGGGCGCTAAACTTTTGGTTTATGGTGTTTCAGGAGTTGGTAAAACATCTCTTTGTCAGACTGTTCCAGGAAAAACTCTTGTTGTTAGTATGGAAGCTGGACTTCTATCTATTAAGGACGCTACTAATGTGACTGCTATTGAAGTCAAAGAAGCTGCTGAGATAGAAGAGATTGCACAGCTACTAGAAAGTGGCACGTTAGACTACGATACTGTTTGTTTAGACAGCGTGACAGAAATGTCAGAGATTGTTTTAGCAAATGAGTTAAAGAAAAGTAAAGACCCTAGAAAAGCGTACGGAGAAGTTATTCAGATAATGACTAAAACTATGCGTAGATTTAGAGACTTACCTATTCATGTTGTGTTTATTGCTAAACAGCAAGAAGTACGAGATGACGCAACAGGTTCGTTGCACTATCAGCCAATGATGGTTGGTACTAAACTGCCTACACAAATTCCTTATTTCTTTGATGAAGTCTTATGTTTAAGAACATTTGATGTTGAAGATGATAAGGGAAAGAAGTCAACCGAACGTTGGTTGCAAACAAATCTTGGCGCTAATTATATCGCTAAGGACAGGAGTGGAAAGTTAGATACCCTTGAGGAACCTAACTTGACGCATATTATTAACAAGTTAGGATTTAAAGGAGAAGCTAATGTCTGACTTTGATGGAATTGATTTTACAAACGTAGAATCTGAGCGAGAGGAATCATCCTCTTTTATACCGAAAGGTGATTATAATTGTATTATTAGTGAATGCGTACCACACGTATCTGCTTCTGGTAACAAGAGCATCAAGCTAGTAGTTAAGGTTCATAACGAACCTAAATTTAATGGTTGGATGATTAGAAAATACTTTAGTCTTTGGTACACGAATGACGACAGCGAGAAACAAGAGTTGGTTAGAGGCTATGCAGCTTCAGACTTTAAACGTTTGTTAAATGCTTGTGGTCTTCAAACACCACCAGAAGATGCGAATAAGTTAGAGGGTAAAGTAATGGTCTGTACTATTTCTGAAAAAGATAATAGTGAGAACGAGAACCCTGCATATAGAGAGACATCTAACGAAGTTGTGGCGTTTAGAACTCCTAAAGGTGATGGCATAGCTCCTCTGAAGAAAGCTGATGTACCACCAAGCATGGCCCAAGAAGATAGCGGAGAATCTTCTAAGCCGTCTTTATAGAATAATAGGCTCCGCTAGGGGTCTTCAGGGTGAAATGTACTCCATAAAAATACACCTCACATCCCAACCTAGCACCTTTTAGGAGATATTATGAATTGTTGGTCTTGTAAAGAAAAACTTATCTGGGGCGGCGATCATACAGGAGAAGATTATGGCAATGAGGATTATGAAATTGTAACTAATCTATCTTGTCCCAAATGTGATGCCTTAGTAATGGTATATCATCAACCAGTAGAAAAGAAATGAAACCACAGTCAGCAAAACAAAAAGGTCGTAAACTCCAACAATGGGTTAGAGACAAACTTATAGAATTATTAGACATACACCCAGAGAATGTTAAATCAACATCTATGGGAGCTGGTGGTGAAGATGTTATTCTTTCTAAAGAAGCGAGAGATGCTTTTCCTTACTCTATTGAGTGTAAGAACCAGGAAGCTTTAAATATATGGAAGGCTTACGATCAAGCATCTGCAAACTGCGGAGTGCATCAACCGTTAGTTATTATTAAAAGGAATAGGTCTAAGACTCTAGCTGTTGTAGAGGCCGAGTATTTTATTAATCTTCATAAAGACTAATTAGTTTCTATTGCTTTTTGTGTTTTATAATGGTTTCTACTAGTCTATTGTGGTACCAACCCGCTTTAAGTAGGCCTTCTAGATCATCTTTCTTTTCATACCGCCACATGTACTTTAATATGTTACCTTTACAGTAACCTTTGAAAGCTTCTGGAGTCATACTGGCTTCTATTGCATCAATACATTCTATGTCGCCATCTTTATAATGATTTGGATTTACTGGGTCATTCATCTTGTTTCTCCAATATTTTTTCTGCTGTTTCTACAGATGTTTTAATACTTTTTAACTCTTTATTTGCTAATTTTTGTAACGCACCCCAGTAACAATTGTATTTATTAGCTAAATATCTACAGGTAGCAATTTCACTAAGACCTTGTTCGCAATATGTTTGTATCTCGTCTTTGATTATTTCAGATGCTTTGGCTATATCTTTGGCTTCAATCATGTCTTGTCCTTGTACTCTTCTCGTAGTTCTGGAAACTCAGATAGGTAGCGAGTCAGTATATGTTTGTTCTCTCCATTCTCTAACAGCAGGGTTAGCATATCTCTCAGAGCCATCATATTATCTAGAGCAATATCTCTTTTGATCTCAGCTATGATCTCATTAATGAGTTCATTCATTTCTTTTTCCTCATTAGCTTTTCCTCAGTCCTTCGTAGTGACCATTCTAAGAATCTGCTGATTAATTTACTTATGTACTTCATAGCCCTGCTTCCTTTAATTTCTTCACTAGCTTTGCCATGACGTAGTAACTAGTGTCTTCTTCGTAAACAAACTTTTCTAAACTGCCATGAAAGACATTAAATTTTAGAGCTACCTGCCTAAATGTTTTGTTATTATTTTTTCTGTTACTTAGGCCATCTGCTAGATAGGGCTTCATAACATTCTGTATTTTCTCTCTATAGACTTCTACCTCTGCTACAGTTACAGGAACGCAATCATCTATATTAAATTCTTTTTTCTTGTTGAACCAGAATCTCATATCCTCACCTTAAATAATTCAAACAAAGCTCGCAGCTGCTCATCACTTAGATAGAGCAGGTGCATAGGCATTTCATTTCTGTTCATATTAGATCCTCACCGTTAAAGTTACCGTACTGATCTGCTGGTGTATCTACTTTGCCGCCGAAAAGCTTTATTGCCTTTTCTAGCCCAGCAAAGACACTGGCACGGCTTTTTGTATTTATGACTAACGATTCTAAGTCTTTTAATTTAAAGCCAAAATCTTTCGTAGTTTGGATGTGCATGCCTTCTGGTAAATCTTTTTCTAATTGTTTCTTAGAACTAACTTGCATATCAATATCACTCGAGCACAACCGACCGTTACTGTGTATATCAATCCATCTTTGAGCATCAGCCGGATTGATAAATAATTGGTTACCAGATCCTCGCGAGTCACGTAAGTAATAAAATTTCATATTAGATCCTCACCGTTTTGTTTTTAGATACACTACCGAGTCTTACACCAGCGCTTGTGAATAGTACCCAGGTACCGTCTTCTTGTTTCTTAGAAGACGTTTCGTCTGGGTATGTCAATTGACCACCCCAGCCGCTATCTCGTAGGTATGATATATATTTGAATTCTGCCATTTCGTAATTCATTATTTATTCCTCATTTCATACATAAAGTCACCCCTGGCAACTTTGTTTTTAAACTCTGGACTTAGATCTTCAATGTCCAGAAGAACAGCTGCTACTGTCTTCCTATCCGGAACCACATCAAAATCTAGTTCCACCTCTATAATTACTTTTACTTCGCTTTGCATTACGCAGCCTCCTTTACAGCT